GGATCAGTGTTGAACGCTGTTTTGTTTTCTTCTTTTGATTTGGCATCTAATTTACCTGAGTACTTTCTGCACATCTCTGGTCCTAAGGCTTCCGTAATTTTCTCTAACATGTCTACATATGTAGCAAAGATAACTACCTTGTTTGCTTCGTCTTGCTCTAAGAACTCTTTGACATATTGAACTAGGTAGTCAAGCTTTGGTGATGAATCAATTCCCTCTAGTGCTCCTGACTCAACTAACTCACTAGCGTACATAGATCCTTCACCATTCATAGCAGCAAACTTGCGAGCGCTAGTTCTCAATAGGTCTGGGTGTGAACACAGCATCTTTAGACAGCCAATCTTAGACATGATGCGCCCACGGATCTCATCCTCTGGCCCGCCCCCTTTGCTCTCTAGACCGTAGTGCGCCATAACATTGAAAGATGCACCGAACAGGTTCTGAGCCTCGTCAAGGTCATCTACTAAATCATTAGCTATCCTAAAATATAACTTAGAAGACTTACGATCTAACACGATTCTTACTGGATCTTTATGGATTGTATCGGGCAGGTAAGGTGCTACATCCGGATCCTTCTGAGCTTTACGGACGGCAGCCTCTTTCATCTTCTCATGTAAAGTCTTTAAGTTTCTATAGTGCTGAACCGCGCCCCAATTGTTTCTTACGATGAAAGCTGAATCAAAGATATCAAATCGACCTAGCACTGATGAGTCTACAAATTGCATAATGCTGTATAGCTCTTCAGGCTTTCCATTCTCTACAGGGGTTCCCGTAAGAGCAAACCTATACTCAGCGTCGCTAAGCTTCTTTACTGCTTTAGATCGTTTTGACCTGAAAGATTTGATTGCGGTTGCTTCGTCGCAGACGACGAAGGATCTTGGTAACTTTGAGACGAAAGCCCAGTCGTTAACAACTTGCTCGTAGTTAAGAATGATGTAGTCAACGCCCGAAGTCCGCCACGCCATTGCTTCGGCGTACTGCTCTGCTCTCTTCTTTGGCGTTCCATCAATAACCAAAGCGCGTGAAGATCCATCTGTAAACTTCTCAATCTGGTTGGCCCACTGGTATTTTAAACTGGACAGGCAAATGATAAGACCTGGCTCGCTAATTTTCCGCTCATCCATCAACTGCTCTAGGGCGGCTATGGTGATGACCGTCTTGCCTAGCCCTAGGTCATAGGCAACCAATACCTTCTTGCGTTCAAGCATACGGTTGACAGCCTCTGGCTGATAGGGCAAGAGCGAACCTTTAAATGTCATCTACGTACTCTAACTTTTTCTTAGGATGCTGTGCAACTCTAGGAGGACACCCGCGGGAATTATGAACATTGTAGAAAGCATTCCTAGACTGCTGAACCATATTAGGATGATTGTTAGGATCCCAAGAAGCTAAGATCTTTCCCATATATTTACAATGACCGCAGACCAGTACTAAGTACAACCCGTGATAAAACTCTCCGTCTTTGGTAAGAAAGTTACTGACTTGTTTGCCAGCCCATATCCAACAGTGTCTGAAGCACCTCATCGCTCAGAAAATATAGAAGCTATCTCTATGCTTAGATCTTTTAGATCCCCGCTGTTATCTACAAGGCGGTCACAGGCGTATCCATCCATTTGAGTTTCAGAGATATGACTGTTGACAGCTGTGATGCCGGGTCTAAATACTCTCCAGATCTCTCCGCCTCGATCTTTAATGGCCTTTGCTTCGTTGATAAATCTAACATCAGTGATAACTAACCCGTCACTTTGAGTAGGGGTATTGAGAGCCGCTTTAATCCAAACATCCTCGCCCAAGTAATTTCTTGCTGCAACGCCTAGATCCTGTAGTAAACGACGAACCTCTGGGTGTTGCTTGGCGCTTTCCCAACCGTTGACAGCAACAAGATCTGCTAAGGCAGTGTGGTTATAGTTTGATGGGCCGATGCCTACATAAGGATTTAAATCTAAAAGCATGTGTCTAATGTTGTCTGCGAAAGCAACTCGGGTATAGCCGTAGTTCTCTACTAAGAACTGAGCTACGGTGTCTTTGCCGGATCTAGCGTAACCTGATAGTCCAATAATCATACGACTGCCTTCTTCCCCTGAGCAATATGCCTAGCCTTCTCTAAGCCCAACCTTACCTCATCAAGGCTCATAGCCCCGACATCCTTCATGTCCGTGTGTTTGTAGTTAAAGAACCACGCCTCAACGCCCATCTCTTGACACTTGTTAAGTAACTCCATTGAGGAGGAGGTTCCCGCCAAGTCGTTGTCCATAGCAAAGATAATCCGATCCGCGCCTCGAATAGCAGTTAGTTGGTTTTGAGAAACCAAAGCACCCATAGTTGCTACGCCACCAGTAAAACCTAAAGAGTAAAGACGAACCACATCTAAGGGGGACTCAACAACAATCATGTCCCCGCCAGCGTACTGCTGGTAACCAAACAAAGAGTTGCTCTTCTTCATCTTAGGTGGTTGATTGTTAAAGTAACGAGTCTTAAATCCTTTTTCTTGCCAGCCTAAAAGCTTTCCATGAAAGTCGCGTACAGGAATGATCCAATTGTTTCTTCGATGATCCCAAAGAACCCCATAGTAACGCGTTGCGTTACTAGTCAATCCTCTTGACAATAAAGCGTCAGCTGGCGGATCAATAAAAGCACTAAGCATAGACTCAGTAACTAAAGTCGGTTCTTCTATAGGTTGTTTCTTTATCTCTGTTATCTTGTTAAACCGTTGAATTAAAGCGTTAGGTGAATCCATCCAGTCTCTGGCATGATCAAAGTCAATACCTTTTACATAACTAATTAGACCGTAAAGTCCACCTTTGAATTGACAAGAAAAACAAATGTGCTGTCCAGTATCAGCATTAATCCACCAAGAAGGATTTCTATCCTCGTTACCAGTTCTTTCTTTGTGTGCTGGACAATGCGCTTGTAGCTCGCTACCTCTGCTAGAAATAACTTTTATGCCAAGACTGGCTAAAGTTGTTTCCATCTCATCAAAAGTCATTAGGTAATCCCCCTAGATCCTCCTCAGAGATCTCTCTAAATTCTCCTGTGTTCCAATCCCAACATAGGGGAACCTCTGCAAGACCTGAGTTACGGCTAGCAACAATCTTTAAAGTTCTAAGATCATCGTTAGCTTCTTCCTGCCTTTGTAGACCAAAGATCACATCGGCATCTTGATGGAAGGAGGATGAGTAACCAATTGCGTCAGCTGATACCTGCCCCTTCTTCATCTTCCACGATAAGACCTGTGTAGTAATAACTACTGGCTTCTGAATCTTTTGCGCTAATCTCTTTAGTGATCGAGTGATGTTGGTCAAAGCCTGTGGAGTATTTGCCTCACCAGTCTGCTCATCAATCATGAGGTAAGTACCGTCAATGAATACGATATCTGGGTTTCTGTTCTGGATCTTGCTGGCAATACCGCTGACAGTCTGACCGCTTGCTGAGTCCACGAACCAAAACTTATCCCGCATAGATTGAATAGATTTAACCTTAGCAAAGTAACGAGCTTCTTCCTCTGGACTCAAGGATCCGGTCATCAATCGCTTGTGTGATATGCGAGCCCGCATTGCGTAGTAACGACTTTCCTGCTCTGAGTTGCTCATCTCAAACGAGTAGAACATAGGAACCTTACCCTCAAGATGTGAGTTGATAGCAATCTGCAAAGCAAGGGTTGACTTACCCGTCTTAGGTGGAGCAATGATTACAACTAGTTGACCTGGTTGTAAACCTGATGTGGCTTCATCCATTGTAGGAAAGCCCGTAGGAATTCCCAATAACCCTGGGTTGTTCTTTCGATGCTCGTAATCATCAATGGCTTTTTGCGCGGCCTTAGTTACTTCAAGATCGGTAGATCTATTAAGACCTTCTTCTTCAAGCTTGATGATGCCAAGCTCCATGGCGCGAAGCGCTGCTTCATGATCTTGCACTTGTTCCATTGACTCAAGAGCTGAACCTAAAGTTGCAATGATTCTTTGTTTGCGACGCTCGTTAGTTAGGGAGTCAATTAAATAAAAGATGCTGTCTTCAACATTTACAAGTTCAAAGGAGGGGAAGTTTTCTTTGACGACATCAATGCTTGGACACTCTTGATAGTTAGAGTAATGATCATGAAGGAATCTAAATATCTTTTTGTCATTAGGATCGGAGAACCATGACTCATTGATATTGCCTTCAAGAGCAAGAGAAAGATCTCTGTCTTTTATTATCTTGCTCAGAAGCCTTATTTGATTATTCATAGTGACCCCATATCTAATCCCCAATGCCCGTAGCGCAACAGCCTATCCGGTTTATCCATTACCCCTAACACCTCTGGGCGGTAAGGTAACTCGTTAATAAGGTGATCCACCTTCTCGTACGAGGTGTAGTATCTAAATGGATTGGTACCCATTTCGTCAAGCATATCCACCAAAGACTTTAAATCTTCTTCTGACATATCGTAAGAAACTAACTCAAGAGTAGTTCCATTTTTGGTGGTATAAAGATACAGCCAGCTTAAATACTGCCTGTTTATTTTCCTATCAATTTTGGGCACAGGAAAAACTTTAAGTTTCTTTTTTACAGTGACCTCAACCGTTAAGAATGTATCTGTAGTTACGATTATTCTTCTCGGGAGATCATTACTAATGTCTCCCTTACGCAACTAAATAACCTCTACTTTTCCAAACTTAATTATGAACTCGCGGAAGTCTTTGTTGGACTTACGAGCTTTGTCTGCATCATCTGATGTGGCACGGCTTGATATCTCTAATGGATAACCGTTACCGTTGTTGGCTTCTACTCTAGCCTTTACAAACCTAATGTGCTTGCAACTAGATCGACTGGCGTAGCCGGGGCAGGTGCAGTAATACCTGTTGCTCTTCTCGCCGTACGATACTTCGTAGATGCCCGTACCTGAATTGTTGGTGTTAGGAAGAAAGATCTGAACTAACCTAGCATCATCAAGCATAGGTGTTTCTCTCATCGTAGGTCTCCTCGTGTTGGGTTGATAGGCAAATAGGTGAAAGCTTCCTTAGCGAAGCTAGCTGTTGCGTCACCATATAGACCGTCCCAATTTTCACGAGCGATGTTAGTGGTAACTATGGTAGGCAATCCGTTGTTAAAGCGTGTGCGTAACACATGATGAAGTTGATTTTTTTGCCAGCCCGATAGGGAGGCATGCTCTTTTCCTATGTCATCTATCACTAGCACCCTAATATTGTAGGCATCATCTTTGGCTTCGCCAAGAAGACCGTCCCACAAAAGGGTATCCTCTTCTGTTGGATCGTCTGACATAGTCCTGCCCTTTACATCAAGCACATCGTTGTATGTAAGGAAGTAGCAAGGGCGCAAAAGGATCTTACGATCAGCTGGGGCAAAAGACTCTAAAGGAAGTTTAGTCAGTAGCTCTTGAATGATTGCTAAGCTCAAGGTTGTCTTACCAATACCTGGCTTGCCATAGATCATTACTCCAAGTCCGCAACTCTTCTTACCTGTGGCTTTGATAATTGCTCCAGACTTAACTAGGCGCAACCAAACCTTAACGGTGTTGATGTCATCCTTAGTAAGATCATTGCAGTCAGTTAACAAGTAACCTATGCGAGCGCTTGGTATGCCGGCAACTTTAACCCAAGACTTACGAACTAGTTGCAGGTCAGATAGCTTGTACAACTAAACACCCTCCTCTTCTGCAAACTGTTTTAGTCGATCAATAGATACTTCGGACTGAACCGTAGCAGCTTCTACCCTCTCAGGCGTTACATCGCTCAAGTTGATCTCCGCCAATAGACTACCGAACTGTTTAATAAACATCTTCCAAATAATCTCAGGGTCATTAATCTTCTTGTTATGTGAGATCTGCTTAAAAAACTTCTCGTACATCAGGTTCTCGTGATAACCAGTAGTGCCGTAAAGGGACCTAGCGTTTGCCAAGGCAATGCGGAAACGACTCTCGCCAATATGCCAAGGTATGACATGGAACAGATCAAACATCTGTGAGGCAAACTCATACGCACTGTCGGTCACAGACCACTTGGATGGGTCTGCGCTTCGGCGTTGCATCTGCCTATCAAAGCGCTGGCTCTTCTGCTCCTGCTTCTGATCGTACTTAGCCTTGGATGCGGTACGGCGAGCTTCATCAATATCTTCGGGGTCATAGGCGGCAGGAAAATCGGACATAGGAACTCCTTCGAGGTTTACTTTTAAGAACTCTTCTTTCTCTCCCGGCTCCGCCGGGATATTTGCTTTACTTATGTAGAAATTACTTATAACGTAGTTATTACTATTTCTTAGTATCTCTAGGATCAGACCGCCTGTTTCTGCGGGCCAGTATTCGGGGTCCAGAAGTACATTGGTAGTCATGATCCGCCCACCAATTCTCTCGCGACGAGTCTTAAGAATGCCAGCATCCCTGAGCTCTTTTAAGGCAGCGCGGACCGCCTTCTCACCTTCTTTGGACTTTTCAGAAAGGGTCTCAGCGTTGATCCTGGCGCCCGTAGAGCGTAGATACATGTAGAGACCCAATGCCCGCCATGAAATCACTCCTGAGTGCCCTCCTTGGGCTCCTGAAGGCCCTTCAAGACTTCTTTGGCGACTTCTTTCGCAATGAACTTTGCGAGGGCTTCGATACCGTAATAGACATCGTCCATTTCTTCGTATTCTTCTTCGTCCTCTTCGTCCTCGTCGTCTTCTTCTTCCTCTTCATCTTCGTCCTCTTCCTCCTCGTCATCCTCAGCGCTCAAGATCTCTTGCTTAGGAATGACTGGGTTAGCCACGGTCTTAATATCAGATGAGGGAGTCAGGGGGAGTAGTCCCTCGGTTAAGTCAAAGCATGGAATCCCAGCATCTTTGCAAAGGGCCAAGCTATTTTGACATGAGGCATCCTCATCAGACCAGAGGATGAAAGCAGAGGATGGTAACCCTCGCAAAAAGTCTACGGCGCTAGACAGAGGATCAGAGCTAAGTTCCACGCTGGCGCTAGGGGCTCCGTCAAATCTGCCCTGCTCCGTAGTGAACAGAAGAATCTCTTTGTCTTTGTCCTTAGAGAACTGGATCGCGTATACCTGTTCAGGTGTTGGTTTAGTTTCATAGGCAACAACCAAGGTTCCTGCTTTGCCGTTTTTGTAGTAATGATCTTCCAGCAAAGCTTCAATGTTCGCTCTACTGGTCTTGCCACTGCCGTTTATTAGCACATAGTAATTGTCCATAGGACCTCCTTGTTAGGGGAGGCACACACTACACGATTCTAGTTACTGGAGTTAATGATGGTTGGCCGGTATGTCGCAATCTTTTCAATGCTAGCCAGTAAAGCGCTACCCAAAAAACCCCCAGCTACCGTCCACAATATGAGATGTTTAATGTCTTCGTAGCCGATTAGCCAGTTAGCTAACCACGAGAACAAAAGCGACAGCCCAGCGTTTGTAGCCTTGGCGCT